AGCTTGAAGCCTATGACAGGGCATGGGAGAGCCACGACATCAAGGTCGATGACCGGCTGATTCTCCACCTGTCCAAGAAGGGCTATCAGGAAGTGAAGTTTTCCCGGAGCGGGAAATGCTGGTCGGTGTTCTCGTCCTTGATGACGATTAAGAACTACATGAACGAGTGATTTTTAGGAGGTTCGACAGATGGAAAAAGAAACTATGGTAGCGACCGTACCGCAGACCGAGATCGTGGATGAGCAGCAGCTCACCCGTGACGTGACCGACATCGAGTTTAAGGCGGAGTCGCTGGTCATCCAGTCGGATGCTGACTACGCCACGGCTGGTGAGTTCGGCAAGATGCTGAAGAAGAAGGCATCGCAGGTCACGACGTTCTTCAAGCCGATGAAGGACAGCGCCTATCAGGCACACAAGGCGGTCTGCGACAGGGAAAAGGCCATGCTGGCTCCGCTACGCAACGCAGAGAAAATCGTCAAGCAGGCGATGAGTGCTTATGTTGAAGAGCAGGAGCGCAAGCGCCGGGAGGCTGAGGAAGCTGCCCGGCGGGCCGCTGAGGCAGAACGTGAGCGCAAGATTCAGGAGGCATCTGTGCTGGAAGCTGCCGGTGACAACGAGGGTGCAGAAGCTGCCTTTGAGGAAGCTGCCATCATGGATGATGCCGCGAGCTATGCAGTGGTTCCCGCTGCGGCTACGCCGAAGGTGGCCGGTGTCAGCACCTCGAAGGACTGGGAAATCGTCCAGATTGACCCGAAGATGGTCCCGCTGGCCGTCGCCGGCATCGAAATCCGGCCGGTCGATCAGGCCGCAGTTATGCGCCTCATCCGCGCATCAAAGGGTCAGATCGAGATTCCCGGCATCACCTACCGTCAGGTTGCAAAGATGAGTTTCAGGGGGTAAAGAGAATATGTCTACTGTTATGAGCAAGGCCGAGAGCAACGCTCTCATCGTCAGCTACGATGTTCTGGGCACGCACGTTGAGCTGGATTTGGATTTCGTCAAGAAGTATCTCGTCCGTGGCCGGGCAGAGCTTGTGAGTAATCAGGAGCTGGTGTTCTTTATGAATACCTGCCGCCAGCAGAAGCTCAACCCGCTGGTTCAGGGCGAGGTGTATCTCATCAAGTACAGCAAGGATGACCCGGCACAGATGGTCGTTGGCAAGGATTCCTACCTCCGCAGAGCATTTGACCACCCGGACTACCTGTTCAAGAACGACGGCATCACGGTACAGCGTGGGAACGAGATTATCCAGAAAGAGGGATGCTGCCTCTATCCGGGTGAAACTCTGGTTGGCGGCTGGTGCCGCGTTACCTTCATGCGGAACGGAAAGGAACGCACTGCATTCAAGGAAGTTGCCTTTGCCGAGTACAACAAGGGGAAGGCAAACTGGAACTCCAAGCCTGCCACCATGATCAACAAGGTCGCTGTCAGCCAGTGCGTGAGGGACGCTTTCCCGAAGGACTATGAGGGTGTGTACTCCGAGGATGAGATGATTGCATCTGGTGCTATCCCGGTGGATTACAAGGAGCTGGATGACCAGAAGCCGGAAGAACAGCCGGCCGAGGAAGAAGACCCGGTCATCTCGCAGGAGCAGCGCCAGCAGCTTTTCAAGGCGGCGCAGGCAAACTTCGGCAAGGACAAAGGCAACGCCGTGGTTAAGTCCATCATCGAGGAGATGGGGCTGACCTCTACGACTGGCATGAAGATGTCCACCTACAACAAGGTGGTCGAGCGGCTGGTCGAGATCTGCACGGCCCACAAGGCGGAGCTGGAAGCTGAGGAATGCACCAAAAATGACGGTGCGGCTGAAGAATAAAGCCACCGGCGGAAAAGGAAGGTGAGGGGATGCCGTGGATAAGCGTACATCAGGAGGTGGACGGTACGAAGCTCCGTAGATTATACCGCGCCATCGGGTGTTCCAAGTTTGAAGCCCTCGGCATCCTGAACTTCCTGTGGTTCTGGGGCATGAAGAACGCTGATGAGACCGGGCTGGTCAAGGATGCCGACCTAGAAGTCCTGAGCCGATACCTGTACGGCTGCGGCGAGGACTGCCAGCTCGACATGGGCAAAGTGGTTCAGGCCCTTGTGGACACCGGCTGGATTGATGTGGCGGCCGACGGCTTTTACATCCACGACTGGGACACATGGCAGGAGCAGTGGTATAAGCTCCAGAAAAACCGTAGGCTGGATGCTGAACGAAAGCGGAAAGCCCGCCAGATGGAGCGTGAGGCCGCAAAGCTTGCGCCGAAGACCCCGGAGCCAGAACAGATGGAACTTCCTGTGGAGCCAGAAGCCAAGCGGCCAGCAAAGCCGAAACCGGATAAGAAATCCTATGCGGAGTTCGTGAAGATGAGCGAAGCGAACTACGACCGGCTCGTGAAACTGTACGGCAAAGCCTTTGCGGATGCCTGCATTGTGGAGCTTGACAACTACAAGGGCGCACGAGGAAAGACCTACAAGGACGACTACCGTGCCATCCTCTGCTGGGTCGTAGACCGGGTCAAAGAAAAGAAACCGGGCCTGCTTCAGCAGGGCGCAAGCGAATCTACGCCGGCTGAAGAAAATCCGTTCAGAGAGTGGGGTGAGCAGAATGGGTGAGTTTGATGGCCTGCTGCAAGGCGTCGTTCGTCAGGCGCAGGCGGCAAATCAGCCGGAGAACGGTGATTACTACGACGATGAAGGGTTCCTCGTATGCGGGAACTGCCATACCCGTCGGCAGGTAGAAGTCAATATGCCCGACCTGAAAGCCGTTCCGTTCGACCCCAAGAAGAAAGTTCGAGTCAAGATGCCGGTGTCCTGCCGCTGCCGGGCAGAACGGCGGAAGCAGGAAGAACAGATGCTCATGCAGGATCGGGAAATGCGGGAAGCACAAGCGCTGAAACAGCAAAGCCTCATGGACGAACGCCTGCGGGACATCAGCTTTGACGGGTTCCAGCAGACCAAAGACAATGCCTACAACCTGAAGCTCTGCCTGCGGTATGCGAAGCACTTCGACGAAATGCTGGCAAAGAATCAAGGACTTTTATTCTATGGCGGTGTCGGAACCGGCAAGACGTTCGCAGCGGCCTGTATTGCAAACCATCTCCTGAGCCTGCGGGTCCCGGTGGTGATGACCTCGTTTGTGAAGCTGCTGGAAACCATGCAGGGCTTCAGTGAGGATGACAGCGCCCTGATTGCCCGGCTGAACAGGGCAAAGCTGCTCATCATTGATGATCTCGGCGCTGAACGAAGTACAGACTTTGCACTGGAAAAGGTCTACGACATTGTGGACAGCCGGTACAGAGCCAAACTCCCCATCATCCTCACCACGAACCTGAGCATGACCGAAATGAAAGAATCTGCGGACATCCGCTACACCCGCATCTATGACCGTATCTTTGAAATGTGTTACCCGATGCAGTTCACAGGTCGGTCGTGGAGAAAGGCGGAAGCGGCCCGCAGATTTGACGAGATGAAGAACTTTTTGGAGGGCGACGATGGATAAAGTTATCATCGCAAGCGTTGAGGACCGGCTGACGGTAGCTGCCATCCTCGTAAAGAACGACTACACCGTCCGGCAGGGCAAGCAGCTCCGTCCGGGCAAGAAAAGCTACGAATACTATCTGGAGTACACCCTGAACGATAAGCCGAAGCAGGCGGCAGGGGAATGAGGACGCAGTTCTGCATCTACGGGGAGCCGCGAGGTAAGGAACGCCCGAAATTCTCAACCGTATGCGGCCATGTGACAGCCAGAACCCCAGAAAATACGGTTCTGTACGAAAACCTCGTAAAGACCGAGTACAGAATCCAATCCGGGGTTCGGTTTGCTGATGACGCCATGTTGAGCGTGAGGATTTTTGCGTTCCTCTCCGTCCCGAGGTCGGCCAGCCAGAAAAAACACCTTGCCATGATTGACCGCCTGATACGCCCGACACGAAAGCCTGATTTCGACAACATCGGCAAAGTCATCTGCGATGCCCTGAACGGCATTGCCTACCGCGATGATGCCCAGATCGTAGACGCACTGGTTCGGAAGTTCTACTCCGACATCCCGCGTGTTATCGTTGAAATCTCAGATATACCGTATGAACAGTAAAGGAGAATGACTATGAGCGACAAAACGTATGTGCTGTCCCTGAGCGCGGACACCTTCAACGCCTTCAAGATGGACTTCGACAGCGCCCTCCAGCGCTTGCTTCAGAAGATGGACAGGCTCCAGAGCGACAGCGCCTCTATCAACTGCAAAATCAGCGTGGCACTGACCCCGGCTCCGGAACGGAACTTCGATGCAACGCGGGAGGGGGACACCGTGCAGGTGATGAAGCCCAGCTTCAGCCACGAGATCAGCACCGAAATCAAGGTCAAGGACAAAACGACCGGCAACCTCTCCGGCAACCGCAAGCTGGTGTGGGATGAGGAGCTGATGGAGTATGTGATGAAGGACATCGACGATGGGCAGACCTCGCTTTTCGACACGGCCCAGAGCCGCCAGAATGCTGCGCCCCCTGTGAAGCAGGAACCGCCCCAGCTCCCGGAAGGCATCGTGGATGTTGACTACACGGTCATCAGCGATGACAAGGGCTACATCCTGCGCAACCCCGATAAGTGCGGCATCAAGGACCAGTGGGGCATCCTCAAAGTCCTTGTGGGAGAGCGGATGACGGTGAGCCGGAGCGCAGGCCATTGCTATGCGGAGACCGCAGACGGCATCATCGCCCTCGGCTCTGCCTACCTCGCAGAAGACCCCCGCCATGTGGATGACAGTATTCTGGAGCCTCATCTGGCAGAGGAAATCGCCTGCAACGGCTTCGGCACGGTTCAGGTCGGCGACCATGAGGAGCCGGAAAAGATCGTGGTAGAATGTCTGGAATGCGGTGGCATCTTGCTGGAGGTGGAGAACCCCAACGCCCGGAAGGGTGATGCCGAATGAGGTATGGAACCTGTTTTCTGTGCGGAAAGACCGGTTGGCTGGAGGAGCACCACGTCTACCCGGGGCCGTTTCGGGATAAGTCCGAAAAGTATGGCCTGAAGGTGGGCCTGTGCGGCGAGAGCTGCCATCGGAACGGCCGGTATGCGGCGCACCAGTGCAGGGAAACCTCCGATGCCCTGAAGCAGTTCTGGCAGATCAAGTACATGATGGCCCACAAAGCCAGCGTCGCAGACTTCCGGGCGGCATTCGGGAAGAACTATCTGGAACTCGACTACTACGATGATGAAAGGAGCTACCCTATGAACATTATTGCCATCAGCGGCCGCTTGACACGCGACCCCGAACTGCGCACCACTCCCAACGGAAAGCCCGTGGTGGAGTTCACGGTTGCGGTTGACCGGCCCGGCGTTAAGGACCAGACGGACTTTATCGACTGCGTGGCGTGGGAAAAGAAAGCTGAGTTTGTCGCCCGGTATTTCAAGCAGGGAAAGCGTATCGAGGCAAGCGGTGTTCTTACCACACGCACCTACGAGAAAAACGGGGCGAAGCGCAAGCGGACGGAGGTTCGCTGCGATCAGGTCTTCTTCGGCGAGTCCAAGAAAGATAGCGGCTCTACCCCGCAGGCAGCGCCGGAACCCACGAACGATGATTTCCGCCCGCTGCCCGATGATGATGACATCCCGTTCTGAGAAAGGAGAACACATGGAAGAAAATAAGAATCCCCTTATGGGCCATGTCGTAAAGGTCCCTGCACAGGTGTCCGGCATCCCTGACGGGGTGCAGATGACGGTGAACGCAGCCGTGACCACCTTTGCGGCGGTCGATGGCAAACCGGCTGGCATCGAAAGCATGGGTACGGCAGAATGCAATATGCTTGCCAGCTATACGCGGGGAACGGTCTCGTTCTCTGTCCACGGGGAGAAGCCCGTTATGGTGAGCGTCCGTCTGGATGAGTTGATGAGGCTCCTGCAGGTCGCTGCTGTATGTTACCACGGGCAGGAAGACAAGAAGAATGCTGAGGAGGAAAAGGTATGAGAAAGCTGTTTACGTCTGAATCTGTGACCGAGGGCCATCCCGACAAGGTGTGCGACCGTATCTCTGATGCAGTGCTGGATGCAGTGCTGGCGAAGGACTCGGAGGGCCGGGTGGCCTGTGAGACCTGCTGCACCACCGACACGGTGTTCATCGCAGGCGAGATCACGAGCAAGGTCGATGTG